GCCGTCGGCCGCCGCTCCCGCAACGACGGGCGCCACCGCATCCACCCCGAATCCGCCGTCGGCACCCGACGTGCAGCCCCCGCCGGCGGTTGCCGGTAACTCCACCGAGGTAACCGATATGGATCCCAAGCAAATCCTCGCGGCGGACAAAAAGCGCCGCGAAACCATCCGCAACCAGTTCGCGCCGTTTGCCGCGCGCGCCGACCTGGACGCGGGCGCCATCGCCGCACTGCAGACCGCCTGCGAAGATGATCACGAGTGCACGCCCGAGGCGGCCGGCTCCAAACTGCTCGCGCTGCTCGGCAAGACGCCCGCCACGCCGACCGGCATCGGCGGCGAGTCCATCGTTTCCGGCCGCGACGAGGCGGACAAGTATCGCGCCAACGTCAGCGCCGCGCTGTTGCATCGCGCCGACCCGGCCAGCAACAAACTGGACGATGGCTCGCGCCAGTTCGCCAGCCTCGACCTGTCCGATCTCGCCCGCGACGCGGTCGAGCGCGCCGGTCACCGCACGCGCGGCATGTCCAAGCGCGAAATCGCGGTCAAGGCCCTCCAGTCCACCAGCGACTTCCCCGCCATCCTGGAAAACATCGTCACCAAGACCTTGCGCGCCGGCTATGACGCCGCGCCGCGCACGTTCGTGCCGTTTTGCCGCCAGGCCTCGCTGCCCGACTTCAAGCAGATCAGCCGCGCGCAACTCGGCGGCGCACCGAACCTGTTGCGCGTGCTCGAAGGCGCCGAATACGAGTTCGGCAGCATCGGCGACGGCGCGGAAAAGTATGCGGTGCAGAAATATGGACGCCAGGTCGCGATCACCTGGGAAGCCATCGTCAACGACGACCTGGACGCGCTCACCCGCATCCCGCAGGCCTTCGGCGCCAGCGCCGCGGCCCTCGAGTCGGACATCGTTTACGGCATCCTGACCGGCAACCCGAACATGGCCGACGGCATCGCCTTGTTCGCGTCGGGTCACGGCAACGTGGGCACGGCGACCGCGCTGTCGGCGGCGCTCAACTCGTCGGCCGCGCTCGATCCGATCGCTGAGGCGCGCGAAAACATGGTCCTGCAGAAGGGCATCGAAGGGCGCTACATCGCCGTCCGTCCGCAGTACCTGATCGTGCCGCCGAAGCTCGAAAAGATCGGTCTGCAGATCACCGGCACCAATTACCAGCCCGCGCAGTCGAAGGAGATCAATGTCTTCGGCCCCAGCCTCACGCTGATCAGCGAGCCGCGTCTGCAGGATTCCAGCGCCACGGCGTATTTCCTCGCTGCGTCGCCGACCACGGTCGACACGATCGAGTATGCGTACCTGCAGGGTGAGGAAGGCGTCTTCACCGAGACGAAAAACGGCTTCGAGGTCGACGGCCTCGTCGTGAAGTGCCGTCACGTTTTCGGCGCCAAGGCGATCGACTTCCGCGGCCTGTACAAGAACGCGGGCGCGTGACCGTTGACCACAATGCCCTGGCGCAATCCGCGCCAGGGCCTGACCATCCATTCGAGGAAGCACCATGAAAAACGCAGTGCACGACGGCAAGACGATGCCGTGGACCAACGGCACCGGCGGCACAGTCGCCGGTGGAACCCTGGTCAAGATCGCCAACACGCTCGGCGTCCTCATCAACACCACACCGAACGGCGGCGTCGGTACGCTGGCCATCGAAGGCGTGTTCAGCGGCATGCCCAAGGTTTCGGCCGCAGTGTTCGCCGCCGGCGAAAAGCTCCTGTGGGACGTGTCGGCGTCCAAGTTCGACGATTCCGCCGCGACTCCGGCGTCGGGTGACGTCATGGGCGCCGCGGTGGCGTTCGTCGCAGGTGCCAACGACGAAACCACCTGCACGATCAAGCTCACCCCCGGCAATTCCACCGTGACCTGATCCAGCGCCGGTAGCCGGCGCGCGCGCGACAAGCCGTGAGTGTCGCCACCCCGAACAACCACGGCAGCGCGGGCCCGGCTACCACACCCCGGCCGGGTGACCGCGCACCCACACGATGTGAACAGGGCACAGACGTGACCGATGATGAGATCCAAGTCGAGCGCAGGAAGTTCGACCACCGCGCCCAGATTCATCGCTGGTTCCAGTCGGCGATTGTCTCGCTGCTGGTCGCGGCGGTGATCTGGGGCGTGCAGACGCTCGCCAACCTCGACAAATCCGTCGCGGCCATCGTGCCGCGAATGGACAGCATCGAAATCCAGGCGTCCGCGGCGTACCGCGCCACCGACGCCAAGCGCGACTTCGCCGACCTCGTGCGCCGGATCGACAACGGCGACATCCGCGACAACGGCCACGACCAGGCGCTGCTGTCGCTCGATCACCGCGTGACCAAGCTCGAAGCGCGCACCAGCCTGCGCGCCGCGGTGCGTGAACCGGCTGCTGCCGCGAGGCAGGTGCCGCGGTGAGCACGACGACCGGCAAGGTCATCGGCGGCGGCGCGGCGGCGGCGATTGCGCTGTGCGCGCCGCTGGTCATGTATTCCGAGGGCCTGATCCCGCACACCTACGCCGACCCCGTCGGCATCCCGACGATCTGCTACGGCCACACCGGCGCCGACGTGACGCCGGGCCGTGTCGCCACCGCCGACGAGTGCAAAACCCTGCTGTCCGCCGACCTGCGCCAGGCACTCGACGCGGTGACGCAATGCGTGCATGTCGACATGCAGCCGCACGAGGCTGCCGCGCTCACCAGCTTCGCCTACAACGTCGGTCCGCGCGCGCTGTGCACGTCCACGCTCGCGCGGTTGGCCAACGCCGGTGCGCCGCCGTCCGTCTGGTGCGCGCAGCTTTCGCGCTGGGTCTACGCCACAAAGCTCGGCGTTCGGATCGAACTGCCGGGCCTGGTCAAACGCCGCGCGTCGGAACGCGCGCTATGCATGGGAGACGCAACATGATCGAGTTCATCATCGGCTTCGTCGCCGGCGGCTTCGCCGGGCCTTTCGTCTGGGCGGGGATCAAAGAGGCCTGGGATCGGTTCGAGTCCTTCCCGCCCGACCCCGGCAGCGACGACGACAACACCCATGCGTGAATCGCTCGCCGACAGCAAGGTGCGCAAGGCGCTGACCGCGCGCGAAAGCGCGGTCACGGGCACGCGCTGCTGCTTGTACTGCTTCACGCGCGTGCCGCTGCATCGCATCGCGCGCACCTCGCCGCGCGCGATGTGCATGATGTGCGACCAGCAGCGCAAGGCGCGCCTCGCGCAGCGCGAGGCCGACCGATGATCCCGCGCATGCTGTGCCACGGCGCCGGCCTGGAACTGTGCGAAACGTGCGTGCGCAACGTCGCGTCGCACGACCACGTGCCCAGCGGCCAGCGGTACATCAAGCCCTGCATCGACCCTCCACGCTGCGGCGACTGGCTCGCCGCGCCGTCCGTCGCCAAGGATGCAAGCCATGATCGACTTTGAGGCCATCATCTGGATGCTCACGCTATGCGCAGCCGTCGCGGGCTACGCCTACGGATACGTGCACGGGAGTCGTGAGCGGTGACCGACGCCGACCGCACCAAGTTCGCTCTCGCGCTGCTCGCGCTCGCCGCCGCGACCGGCCTGGTGCTGCTCGGCCGCATCGACGGCCCCGCTTGGGTGTCCGCGTCCACGTGGACGGTCGCCGCCTACATGCTGGGCCAGCCCGCCGCCGTCCTCGCGTCCGGCTGGTCGGTGCAGCGCAAGGAGCAGCAGGCATGACGCCCGTGACCATCGGCAATGCGACGCTGTACCTCGGCGATTGCCGCGACATCCTGCCGACCCTTCCCAAGGTGGACGCGGTGATCACCGATCCGCCATATGGGATCGCATACCAGCACGGCGCTGGCGGTCGTGGCGTTGGAGCACGCCGAAACTGCATGGCCATACGTGGCGACAGCGAACCGTTCGACCCGCGGCATTTGTTCGAGCTTGCGCCTGCACTGGTCGTATTTGGAGCCGATCATTTCCGGCGCCAGATCCCGGATGGCGGATCGTTCATAGCGTGGGATAAAAGTTGTGGCCGCGGGCCTGCCGACAGCTTCGTCGATGTCGAGTTTGCGTGGACCAATCTCAAAATCAAGCGTAATGCGATCCGGTACTTGTGGAAGGGCGTTGTGTGTGAGAAAGCGGGCGAAGATGGCGGTCGACGCTATCACCCCACCACAAAGCCGCAAGGCGTCATGCATGCTTGTCTTGATTTCGTGCCGGAAGCGCGACTTGTTCTCGACCCGTATATGGGGTCCGGCTCCACCGGAGTCGCGTGCATTGCGCGTGGCCTGACATTCATCGGCATCGAAATCGACCCCGTGCACTTCGAGACCGCCTGCCGCCGCATCGAAGATGCGCAGCGCCAGCAGAGACTCATCGCATGATGATCAAAGCCGCCCTCGCCATCATCCTGGCCCTGCTCGCTGCGCTCGGCGCGCAGACGTGGCGCCTGCATGCGGCGCAGATCGAGGCCGCCAAGGGCGCGGCCGCGCTGGCGGCACTGCAGCGCGACCACGCGCAGGCGCAGGCCGACGCGGAAGCCGCCGCGCGCAAGGCGGAGCACGACATTGCAGCGGCCCACGACGCGGCCGCAACGGAGTACGAGCGTGGAAAGCATGATGCCGAAACCGCTGGCGCTCGCGTCGCTGCTGACCTGCGCGCTGGCACTGTCCGCCTGCGCACCGAGTGGGCAGGTTGCCAGGCCGGCCGCGTGTCCGACGCTGCCGCCGCCGCCGGCCAGCTTGATGCAGCCGAGCAGCGCCGAATCGCAAGTGCGGGCCGAATTATTCGAGCCGCCGCCGCCTGCGACGCACAAGTGAGCGCGCTGCAGGCCATCGTGCGCGCGGATCGGGGAGGTGGCGCATGAGCAATGCCTTCGTCGCGCAGTTCGACCAGGACGCGCACGCGGCCTTCGTCGCCGCCGGCATCGCCGACGTGGCCGTATACGCCACGCCCGCGGGTGCGCCCGGCGGAGCCCGGCGCGTGCTGGTGGACGATGCGCGCCAGATGTTCGGCGCCGATGGCTACGTGACCGCGCCGCGCACCACGGTCGGCGTGCTGCTGGCCGATGGCGCGGTCGAGGCCGGCGGCACGCTCACCGTCGACGGCGCCACCTTCACCCTGCAGCGGATCGACGAAAGCGACCGCGCAGACGGCTCAATACAGTGGTGGGTGGTGACCCTGTGAGCATGCCCGAGCCCCTCACCTGGCGCGTGGTCGAGGCCGTCGCCGCGATGCTGGCCAAGATCAAGATCGCCGACGGCTATTACACCGACCTCGGCACCACGCCGGCACTGACCTCGCGCGACCAGGTGAGCGGCAACGAGCGCGCCCCGTTCGCCGCGGTGCTCGCTGGCGAGATGTCGACGAACGAGGAAGCCACCGGCCGCAGCCGATCGCGCGTCGTCGGCGAAATGGAACTGGTGGTCGAGTATGCCGTGCCGGTCGCCGCCACGCAGAACGCCGAGCGCCAGGCGCATCGCGGCCGCGCCGACATCGTGCGCGCCTTGTGCGACGGCATGCGCAACCTGCCGCTGGGCGTCAACGAATTGCAGATCACCGGATCGCGGATCGACGCCGCGCCGCAATCCGGCACGCACATCATCATCGCGCAGCTTGCCTTGCGGGCCAAGCTGAGCGAACTGTCCATGCCCGCAGAGTGAGGAAACCAGCATGGCCATGCAAAAAGTAAGGCAGTTCGCGGGCGATTTCCGCCTGTGGGCATATGACAACTCGGGCACCGCCACGCCCGTCATCCCGGAGCCGACCGATCCGTTCTTGAACCAGCCCATCGAAACCGACAGCCTGTCGTTTTCGTACACCGCGGGCGACGAGACCAAGATCTTGTCGAAGCGCCGCGGCGGCCTGTACCAGCAGCCGATCTACGACGAAAAGCTGCCGGGCACCACCGAGGTCACCATCAAGCTGCTCGAAACGCCGGTGCCGATCCTCGCCCGCGCGCTGTACGGCACCGCCGCCAACGCCGACATCTCCACCGGCAGCGCGACCGC